CCGCTATATCCCCAGTCTCGCCAAGTAGTGTGGCACGATTGTGCACCACTTTGTCATAGATGTCTCGCGGCACATTGTCCACCACATTAGCCCTGTATGCTTTGTCTCTCATGACTATGAGCTGTGGTTGTACCACCTTCCTAGGGGTATAATCGCCTCCGATCATCACGTACCCGAGCCCACCCCTATTCTTGGGAGTCTTCAACACGCCTATTGCATCACCTCTCGAACAACGCATAAAACCGCACATGTCCCGAATGCAGTGTTCCCAACACGCGCTAGGGTTGTCCACTCTCGAAGCCAATTTACTCCAACCTGATGCGATGGATGATGCCGTCTGTGTTCCACCAGCCCACGCGTTAGCGTATAGCAATGACATAACTGCTCTAGCAGGGTATCCTCTCCTCCTCCACCTACCTGTCCTCCTGTACTCACTCTCACGGTACAAGACCATGCGCAAGTATTCCGTCCTGTCCTCTGCTAGGAAAAATTTTGATGGGTTGACGGGGAGACACGACCTGTACTCTTCAACTAGGCAGGCTGCTTGGTCCCATCCGGTACAGTGGATGAGTGTATCATCACCCTGGTAGCAGCAAAGGTCCTTATTTATCGAAATGCCAAGCCTTTCCGCTATTGCCACGTGCTCAGCGTAATTGATGACCGTGTCGATCAGGCTCGTCCACCGCCATCCTGAAAGCACTCCCCTCCTATGTTTCCAGGTCCGTCCATTAAATGTGACAAATCCTCGTTTTAGCCTACGAAGAAGGATCTTGGCAACACCCTCACGCTCAGTGTCCCCAGTTGGAGTACTCTTATCACATATAAGTTTAAATGCTTTTGCCAGCACGCTACCCGATGGTACATGATCGAATTTGCTCTGGTCAACGGGGACAAACATGCCATCACTCATCCTACCTTGCCAACGCATCCACTCCTGGATTCCAAAGCCTTTCTTCAAGGATGTTGGTATGACCGAGAAAAACACCCTCTCCGCTGCCGAGCCAACGTAGTCCATCTGCATGTGTAAGGACATAGGTGCTGTCACCAAGTTGCGCAATTTCGTTCTCTCTCTCTTAATCAGGAGCTTGTACATGATGTCTTTGTTGTCCGAGAGCTGCGACAATAGCTCTACCTTGGTCATGTTAGCAACCGTACTTGCCTTCGTCTTTTGTGTGTTCCGTATTCCTGGGAGCGTTGACGCACCTGAAGTCGCCCAAGAATCAGTGTTAGTGACCCACTCCTCCATCGTAGGTGCTTTATCGGGTCTGTTCACCTCCGCAGCCAATATGTCGAGACCCCGCTTTATCAAAACGTCTCGATCACTGCCTATTCTATCTTCAACTTTCTCTTTATAAACCCATGAGTCAACTTGCTTCTCGAATTCCTTAAGTACTTCTGGATGCTCGGGCTCGGCCCCAAACATGTTGTGGATGTCGCACAACTCCATATAGTACCCCGGAAAGAGTGAGTCCGCG